ATGCCAATTGCTCAACAATCTCATTCATATTGAAATCAGAATAAGGATTGGCAATGAATCTTGCAAGCTCACCAGATACAACCTCAATACCTCCTCCAGCAATGTAGTGAGTCTTATTCTTTATTATACCTTGGTGCCAGGCTGATCCATTATAGAGATCCACTAAAAAATATGGATAGTCATTCTTTTTTCCCCACTTGATAAAGCCAAGCATTCTGTCTTGCTCCTCAATTGGAAGAACAAAGTCCTTGCGGAATGACATTGATTCAAATTTATTCATATATGTTGAATGTTATATTGGTTGAGAATTCTGTGGAAGGTGAGTCAATCTCATAGACATGAGCTCTGCCCTCTTCAACCAAGCCATCAGAGAATTCTGGATCAAGATTGGTTGATGATGTTTGTTGATAGATTCTATATGTGTAATAACCATCATAATCAAAGGTAACATCCACACCATCCACAAGCAAGAATTCATCATATCTGGATGTAGCTGTGCTCAGATTAGGCAAGATGCAATAGTACTTCAAGAATGATTGCTCATGCTCAAATTCAAATAGATAGAAAACTGGACTAACTGTTGTTAGCTCCGTTACTGTTACTATCAGATTTGAAGAGGTCCCCTTCTGTATTCTCAGCATTTTTAATTAGTTTAGGTTTACGCTTTTCAAAAATATGAAGGAAGCCAAGAGACATGTAATAGTCCTCTTTGCCTCTCTCAATGTCAACCCATCTACTCAATAGAGCTGACCATTGTTTTGAGCCAATGTATTTTTTTAGTATTTCCATGGTTTCAAATATACAAAAAAAGGAGGGACACAGCCCTCCCTTATTTATAAGAGTTTACAATTTATTAAATTGATGGAGATTGCTGTGCTAATAAAGCCTGATAAATAGCTGGATCAACATCTGGAACAGGATCATTCTCTAATCCTCCCATAATGATGTCATGTCCTAATCTGTCAGACTTCAATACTCCAGATCCATAGGCAGAAGCTTCAGCAATCTGAAGGCCTTCACCAAATCCAAGAGCAACAATTGTCCCATCAGCTTTCTCAACAAGAGCAACACACTCATTTTGTCCAAGCAAGTGAATCTCAGCACGCAATTCTTTAGTGTCTGATGCTAAGATCATTGTCAAAGTTTGCTCATACCAAAGAGTCCCATTTCCTTTATTCACTCGGATTGGTGCAGTGTAGCTTGATAAGTTAGATTTTAACTTATATAAGAACACCTCACCAGAGACAGTCAATGCATCAACTTCATTGTTGGCATTCACAGTCCCTACAGTCATATTCCCAAGAGGAAATATCATCACAGACTTAATACCACCTTTTCCATTGGTACAAGTTCTGTCATTATATCCAGCGGTCATTAAACATGCCATGATTTTGTCTTTTTTTTAATGTTATTAAATAGGGAGGAGTCACCCCCTCCCATTGTTAGTTATTAGTTAGGTGAAGATGTTCCGTTCCACACTCCGATCTGATCCAAGAATGGTACCTGAACACCAGCTCTGAACTTAGATCGTAAGTAGATTACATCATCATCTTGAGAATACCAAAGGTCAAAGTTCTCAAAGTCAGAACTTAAGTCAGTTCCAAATACAAATTGAGATGCACGACCTGTGTAGATGTTATCAAGACCATTCAATCCATTTACTTTAACAATTCTCATGTTTGTTCCTGGAAGGATTAACTCATTCAAGTCACCAATGTTAGCTGGATTGTAATGGAATAAGTTATCATCAACCAAGTTCTTAGTCAAGAAATTAAAGTTCTCACGACCTGTGAAACAGATAAAGTCATTAGCCTCAGCAACATTTGCTGGTGTGTTAACGAAACACTCATAGAATACATCAAATGCATTAGATGCTGAGATTGATGCAACAGAAGATGTGTTCAAGTTTACACAACCATTTGCAGTTGTCAAGAATTGACGGAATCCATTCATAAAAGCCAAGTTACCTGTACCAGTAGCTTTGTTTCCTTTCCAGATTAACTTATCCAATTCAAATGAATGCAATTGCAATAAGTAGTTGATTAATTGTTGCTCAAATGGAAGAGTCTTATCTTCAGCCATTGCACCTGGACGAAGACCTAACTGTGTCCAGAATCCATCAAGATCCTTCTGACAAAAAGACTTCATATAACCAAGAGTCTCAACTGCAATAGCTCTGTCAGTGAATACTGTGTCTCCAGATGGAGTCATAGTACAATCACCAGCTTGATAAACAACTGAGTCATCCAATAACTTTAATTCTTGAGATCCTTTGATCCCTTGTTGAATTGATAAATATTGTAGTGTGCGAGCTTCAGTTACTGAACGGACAATCAAGTCCTCTCTTTGCTCATCAACATACGCTGCAAGACCAGAAACATCCCAGTCAAATTTTCCTTTAAGATACTTTTTAAGTGACATTTTATTATTATTTATTACGTTTCAAAAACATTTGTCTGGCTGTCAAGTTGCCAACTTTGCTGAACTTCTCAGCCTCTTTGGTTTCAACTGATGGCTGGCCTTTAAAAGATTCGAATTCACTTTTTAAAGAGCTCAACTCATTTACCAAAGTTGTGTTATTTTCAGCAATAGCTTTGGTCATTTCTGCCAATCCTTCGACAGCTTTGGAGAATGCCTCAAGCTTTGCATTTACAATTGATTCAACTTGCTCTGCACTCATTGATTGTTCAACAGGCATAGCAGTCTCCTCATTTATCTTAGCGACAACAGCAGTTGCTACATCATAAGCAACTCCCATCTCAAGTCCTAATCTTTCAGCGATCACCTCAGTGATGTCTTCCAATACTTGTGGTAACATCTCAGCAGAGATTGCTTGAAAGTCTGAGCTTGTTTCCTCAACGGCAACCTCTCCAGCTCCTTCATTCTCTCTCTCATCAATGATTTCTGTGATTACTCCTTCAGCGTTAACCACTATTGATACACCAGCAAGTTCACCAGATAAGGCATGTGTGCCCTCTGGAGCTGGTATTCTTTCACCATCAGCAACAACAAAAACTGGCATCCCTACCTCAAGAGCATCATATTCAACTATGGTTGTTCCATCAGCAAGAGTTGCCTGTTCAAATGTGTCAACTGACTTAGAGAATTGTGCTTTCATTTCAGCAATCAATTCTTTAATAGTTTGCAATTCTTTGTTCATACTTTATTATAATTTATTGTTCGAAAATACCTAACTCTTTTAGCTTAGCCTCTGACCATCTCTTTGCAGCAAGACCTCCCCATAATAGATATGAGATAGTTCCACATGCTGAATTGTCATCTGGATTGTAGTACTCCTCTGCTCTTGACAGATATGAATACATCCTTTTGATGATAGCCACAGAGACAGTCTGTCTATTAGCCAAAGTTGTTGCTCTTAATCTGCCAACCCTTGTGGCACATTTATTTCCATACTTCTGATTCAGCTCAATTCCTTTCTTGGCATTGTTGCTCACAGCTTCTGGATAGTCATTGTAAAATGTAATGTATTCCTGTACCTTCTTAAGCTCTTGGTATATGGCTGAGAATTCATGCTCCCATCCTTTGCCAGTCTCAAGCAATTGAAAGACTCCCTCAATTGAGAAACCTGTGAACATTCCAGCCTTAGCTGCATCATAGACATCCTTATTGGTCACCTTATAGCTCACAATCCAAGATCCATCATTCTCATCCTTGAATCTTTCTGGAGCTGTGAATCCTTTTGACTCATCAATGATATATGACATTATCATATAGATCCCATCAACCACTCTCTTGCTATCATGCTCAAGATTCACATTATTAAAGTTCTCTCTCCTTGCATAATCAAAAACAATATCCTTGATTGCAGATGGTGAAAAGTTCACATAATACTCCTCACCAGTCTGAGGATCTCTTCTGAATATGGGAGTGTTCGCAGATATAGCCACTCCAGTAATGACTTGCTCCTCATCATTGAATTGATAAGCAATTTTTTTGGAGAATGTTTCAAAGGATTTCTCATGTGCTGGATTGGCCACAAGGCTGTTGAATGATACTGTTGTTTCTGGATCATCCAGATCAATGATAATATCATAAAGAGGCAATTCTCTAATCATAATTATTATGTAAATTTGTTCGAAATGATATTTGTTTATCCATACCACAGCAGAGCTGAGTCTGACTTTGAAATCAAGCAATCAATTGCAATGGTCCTCAAAGTTTTTCCTGATGCTGAGATATGGACAGTTGGTAAGGCTGTGTCTGGTATCAACAACATTCCTTGCACTCAACACAACAACATCAGAGGATGTGATGTGACCAACAGAATGCTCACCTTTGCCAAACAGATTGGAGGAGATTTCATCTATATGAATAAGGATTTCTTTATCAGTAAGTCATGGCAGCCTCATGTAGCCATTAAGATGGGACCAATCATCATCAATGATGACCATCCACCACATACCAAGGTTGCTCAATGCAATACTCTTGAATTTTTAAAGCATAATAACTTCACAGCTCATAATTATGAGACACACACTCCATGTTTAATGAACAGCAAAAAGTTGATTGATCTCTTTGACAATATCAACTGGCAGAATGACAACCATTTCATCAAGTCAATCTATTGTAATGTGTATCAAGTTCCTTCCAAGGATGGATTCAATTGCAAGGTATCTGTGCCATCTATTGCCAAGGCTCAAGAATTGATTCTGCTCCAGGGATGTTTCTCAACTGGTGATGCTTTCTGGAATAAGACTTGTGTTGACTGGATTAAAAGCTTGACTTAGCCTCTTGTACTTGTACTTTGTTCTGAGTATTGGTGATGTCAGACTCCAATACAACAACCTGTGATGTCATTGTCTGACCTTGTTGCCCTTGACCAAGTTGTGTCAAGTCAGTTGTCTGAGTATTGGTATTGGCTTGGAATGAACTTGCTCCAGCTCCACTCAATGAACTTCCTTCTCCAGATGATAGCTGTGGTGGTGTTGGTGCAGAGCCAGCTTGATACTTCTGATTCATGATGGCCATTGCCTGTGTGATACCAATCAAGGATGCTGATGCAATGGCAGCAATACCAGCTGGTGATGGAGGAGGACCAAACTGAGCAATCCCTTTCACAATTGCTGATGCTGTGTCAATTCCAACCTGTGCTAATCTTAGAGCTTTCTCTCTTGCAAATTGTGCCTTCTTAATTTTCTCCTCTTCATTGAATGCCTTGAGTTGAACTTGATACTTTTGTTGTGCAAATTTCTCCTCAATCTTTTTTCTCTGATCAGCTGTCAATCCTTCTTGATTCAACTGAGCTTGCATATTGGCATCAAGATTTGCAAGATCATCTTCTCTATTCTTAGCTATGCTGTTAAGTCTTGCTTGGTCAATCTGATTGACAAGTTCATTAACTTTCTTGAGCTCATCCAATCCTCTCTGAGTTCCCTCAATTGCATCTGTTACTCCCTTGAGAGATTCTTCTCTTGCCTTAACTTCATTTGCTTTGGTTTGCTCATCATACTTCTTATCAATATCAGCTTTCTTCTTTCTGAAATCCTCTCTAAGTTTCAATTGATAGTCAACGTATTGCTCCTCATCTATGTTGCCATTCTTTAAGTTCTCAGAGTTAATCTTCTCTTGCTCCTTGTACCACTCATCCAAATCAAGCAATTCATTCTCTTGATCAGAATTCAAGTATCTCTGCCACTTATTCCTTAACTCTCTCTTCTTAGCCTCTGCCTCTGCAATCTTATCAAGCTCCTCCTTAGTATACTTATTGACAATGGCAATCCTTTCTGCTGCCTCCTGTTCATCAATCTGTCTCAATAGCTCTGCATTGTTATGAGCTTCATCTCTCATCTTATCATACTTGATGGTTGACTGGAAGAGCTCTTTCTCTTGACCTTCCTTCATCAAGTCCAGACTCAATTGGAATTGGTCATCCTCAGCCTTGATTCTGTCCTCATTTGCTTTGCGTTCAATCTCAGCCAATCTCTCAGCCTCTTTCTTGGCTGCCTCTCTTCTCTTCTCAGCTCTGGCTTTTGCTTTATCAGCTCTCTCCTTAGCTGCATCCTCCTCAGCTTTTGTCTCCTCAATTCTCAATACATCAAGATCATCCTTTAACTTTTTATTTTCTTTGTACTGATCATTGCTGTTTTGCTTGACCTCTTTCAATGTCTTCTCTAATTGCTTAGCTCTGTCACTATCAGCATCACCTGTTGCTTTCAACAACTTAATCTCATCCTCATAGGCTGCAATTTTTCTCTTTTGCATTTCAAGGATTGCTCTTCCAGATTTTAATGCAGCAACAAGTTTTTTCTCCTCCATCTCCTCTGTGTTCTTTCCAGCAGCTTGTGCCTTCCTTATCTCAAGAGCATATGCATCATCAACAGCTTTTGCTTTCTTTTTTTCTGCTGATATCTTCTTATTCATTTCCTTCTCAGTTGCATCAGTCTTGGCTTTTGCATTAGCCTTCATCTTGGCTGTCTGTTCATCATCCACAACTCCAAAGTATTCAAGAGCTTTAATTACTCCATAAATAACACCAATGAATGGAAACATTATACTGATTACAAGTTTAACTCCTGGTCCAAGTTTATTAAACCAATTATAAGCCTTCATCACAGCCTCAGATACCTTGTCAAAGTTGGTAATCAATAAACCTATTGCAACCACAATGGCTCCAATACCTGTGGCAATCAATGCCAATCTGAACAACTTCATTGCTGTGGTTGATGCTGTTGTCGCTGTTGCAAGACCTACATTCGCACCAGCCTGAGCTGTTGTTGCTGCTGTGTTTGCCAATGCTGGTGCAATGGAGCCAGTCAAGATAAAGTTCTTAGCTTTCTCAAGACCATTTCTAATTTGAATGCCAAGGATTGCCTCCTTATTCAAGTTATTAGAAACAATACTCACAGCATTGACCAATCCCTGAACAGCTTGCAACTTGACCATTGTTTCTGTCAATGCCTCAGACTCAACTCCAGTCAATGCAACCGCTGATTGTATTCCTTGAAAGGCTGCTGCTCCAGTCTCAATTCCACTTAGTGTGGTATCAAGGCCAACAAAGTCTGATGACAAGGCTGTTGTCTGTGCCTTTAAATCTCCAATCTCATCCTTTAATCCAGCTGCATTCCTAATGGCTTGCTGTCCAATTGGAGTCTCAGCTCCAGCTGCCGCAGCAATGTTCTGGTATTCCTTCATTGTCCTGGTCATCTCCCTCATGGTGAGACCACCAGCCTCAACTCTGGCATTCAGTTCCTGGAGCTTTTGGTCAAAGGTATCTATGCCAGTATTATCTGCCGCTGTTTTTTGTGTTGCCTTGAGATCTTGATTCAAGTCATTGACAGCTGCATCCATAGCTTGGATGTCCTGAACACTGTTACCAGTGTTGACCTTCAGTGAGAATACAACTGACTTCTCTGCCATT